AAATTTTAAAGGTAAAAGAACAACATCTTTAGTCTTTGAATCTGATTTAATACCAGAAATCCAGAATGAAGAACACGATTTGACTCTTTTCAAGGCAATAATTAAACAGGCAATTGATGATACAATGAGTGAGAAAACAGCAAAGGAAGAAATTAAAGCTGGGGTAGATGCTTATATTTGGATTGTTAAACCGTCAAAAGAATTTTTGAGTTACTGTAAACAAATAGGTAGAGACCCACAAGTGATAATTGATTATGTCAGAGAGTATAGTAGATTTAATTATTTGGAGGAAGAGTAATGAATGACGCTGATATAATTTTAAGAACTGTTGCTACTAAGATATTAGGTGGTGACATTACAGAAGATGATGCTTTAGTTATTTTAGAAAACAATTTAAGACTGTTAACTGAATTAGCTGATTTAAATATAAAAGACAAGTATGATGCATTATCAGAAGTTTACAAAATGACAAACAGTATTTATGAAGACTAATTCAAACAAACCTAGCCAGAAATTTCAAGTTCGTGGTGAACAGAAAAACAAGTTTACGAAGAAACGACTAGAAGAAAAATCTAAAGGACTAGGTGTATCTGTTGGTGATGATTTTAATAAAGCATTACGAATCTTTAAAAAGAAAGTTTTAAATGATGGTAGATTAAATGATTTTCATGAACGACAATTTCACACTAAAAAAAGTGAAAAGAAAAGACTGGCAAAAGCTGCTGGTAAACAAAGGTGGTTGAGAAAGTTTGCTGAAACACCAGGCCCACATCAACCGAGAAAACGAATTAACATAAAAAGGACAACGTAATGAATGTAAAATTATTAAGACTAACTACAGGTGAAGATATAGTTGCAGAAGTAACATACTCAGATGAAAGTATAACTACAATATCAAAACCTTTTGTATTAATACCAATGGCACAAAATCCAGGCTCTAGTGCAGAAACTAAATTATACTTTTCACCATTTATTCCATATGCCGATGATGAACAAATGAGTATTAAGGAAAGTAATATTATTATTGTTAATGAACCTAAACCAGAAATAAAAGAAAACTATTTAAATTATATCGGTGCAGTTGTGCCAGTTGAGAATAAAATTATAACATGACAGATGAAAAGGATAAAGATATGGATAATGTTATTTATGGCCCATGGGGTTCTGACCCAATATCTAATAAGTATGATAAAGGTACTACAACGTGGATTAAACAGAAGTATGATAGAGAATTAGACAGAAACAATTCTCAGTTACAAATGAAAGAAAAACTTGCTAAGATTGATGCAATGACTGAGAATGTTATGGTTCAGATGATACATACTTTTAGTGAAAATGGTTATGACATTACAGACGAACAGTTTATATTAGATGTAGGTTTTTTATCAGAAGTAATTAAAGGTGCTTTATCAAGACAAGAAGGTCTACCACATATCATACAAGGATTTATTGAACAGATAATGTCGCCAGAAAAAACAGAAAATGAAAATGGTGTAGATTTACATTATTCTAGATTTGATTCACCACTTTTGGCAGATATCATAGAAATGGTTAGTGAAATAACAGAAGATGAAGTTGATGTAGAGTTTTACTCAGATACAGAATTGCAGAAACTTTCTGATGAAGAAAAAGAAGAATTAAGACTTCTTAAAGAAGAAGATGATGAGAAAAAAGATGACTGAACATGAACTATTAAAAATAATTGATAATGAATTAATAGATTGCGATATAGAATTTGCAGAAGACAATGAACCTGGCGAGATGACAGTTACATTTCATTTTGATACAGAAGAAAAAAATGATTGACATAACATGTATGGGCCTGTTATAATGGTTCATAAAGTAAAGAATTACAATGCTGTAATTGCCAATATGACTATTAGAGGCATAAAAATTAGTCACTTTAAAATTTAATAATCAGGAGATTATAATATGGGTAGAAATAAACTATCAAAGACACAACGAGTTATTAATGCATTTGAAGCTGGTAAAACAGTTACTTGGAAAACATTAAGAAAAACATTTGACCTAACTTCACCACAAGCAATGGTGGATAAACTAAGAAGTCAAGGTTATATGATTTATACTAATAAAGATGCTAAAGGTACATCATACCGTATGGGTGAACCAACACAGGCAATTATTAATGCTGGTGTAGGTGCTGTACTAATGAACGGCAAGGCTGATAAAACAATCATCGCTGCTGGAATTAAAGCACTTTATGGAAACGGCGTAGGATACGCTTCTTAACAGTAAAGAATTTAGTGGGGTGGTTTTGAACCACCCTTTCTAAGTTATTACAGGGATTTAATATGATATTAATTGACATGAACCAAATCTCACTTGCATCTGTAATGATGCATCTGAATATGAATGACGGTGAGATGGATGAAGAGATGGTTAGGCATATGATATTAAATTCAGTACGATTGTATCGTACTATGTTTCATGAAAAGTATGGGGAAGTAGTCATAACATATGATTCTAGGGCCTATTGGAGAAAAGAAATATTTCCACAATATAAGGCAAATCGTAAAAAGACTAGAGATTCAGATGGTAAAGATTGGAATAAAATCTTTGGATTACTGAATGATGTGAAAGCAGAAATCAATGAATTTTTACCCTATAAAGTATTAGAAACTTTGGGTGCAGAAGCAGATGATATCATTGCTGTGCTATGTAAAAAGTATCAAGATGAAAAGATTATGATAATATCTGGTGATAAGGACTTTATACAGTTACATAAATACAGTAATGTACGACAGTATAGTCCTATTACAAAGAAACATATAAATGGGGTTGACCCTGTTGTCTATATAAAAGAACATATACTTAAAGGTGACAGGTCAGATGGAATACCTAATGTATTATCACCAGACCATACTTTTACAGATGCACTAAGGCAGAGACCTTTAACATCTAAAAGAATTGAAAGTATATTAGCTCAAGAAATTGACGAACTAGATAATGAAGTAAAACGAAATTATCAAAGAAATGATAAACTGATTAATCTGGATAACATCCCAGAAAAATTAGAAGAAGATATCTTAGAGAATTTTACAGGCGCCACTTGTGGTGACAGAAGTAAGTTATTAAATTATTTTATACAGAAACGACTAAAAAGTCTAACTGAACAAATTGGAGAATTTTAAAATGGCAAACGGCAATTACACATTATTGTTTTCAGAAGTACTTGACAAACTACACAAGGCGAAAACAAAATCAGAAAAAGTAGCAATATTAATTATTAATGATAATAGTTCACTAAGAATGGTATTGAAAGCATCCTTCGACCCAAAGATTGAATGGATTATACCAGTTGGTGAAGTACCATATACAAAAAATGATGCCCCTATGGGAACAGAACATACCATGCTTCAAAGTGAAGCAAGAAAGTTGTGGCATTTCATTAAAGATGCTGACAAAGATACAACCCAAGCACAAAAAGAAAAAATGTTTATTCAAATGTGTGAAGGATTGCATGAAACTGAAGCACAACTATTATGTGATGCAAAAGATAAAAAACTACATCAAGTGTATAAAGGTTTATCAAAAGATGTAGTGAGGGAAGCTTTCAAATGGGATGAGAATTTCATGCAAGAGGAATCGCCAGTATATCCACAAGCACGAGGTAGTGCTTCTGGAGTTGATGCATAAAAAGACTTGACAGTTTATGTTTCAATCTGTTATACTGTTTAATAATGAGGATAAGAAAAGTTATGTTCATGTTGACTCGCTCTCTCTCAAGACCTCATCATAGAGTTAGCATGGACACCTTAATAATTAGCGGATATATTATAAAAGTATTATATTTGGTTTCCAATCAAATGAAGGTGGGGCAGTACCATCTATCCGCTCCAATTCAGGATTTATTATGAGTAAGGTTAAGTCAATAAAAAAAATACCATATAAATTTGTACATGTATATTGGGTTGATATAGTATCTGATAGTTCATGGAGAAGTATTGAAGATGTCAAAGAATCTGTTTTACCTAGATGTCTTAGTACAGGATTTTTAGTTAGTGATGATGACGAGATGATTAGAATCGTATCAGATTTTAATTTTAATGATGATGGAGCTATTGAAGAATGTGGTAACTCCACTATAATTCCAAAAAGTGTGGTACAAGAAGTTAAAGAGGTTTCGTAATGAAAGAGGTGAAAATAATATTAGTAATTTTATTACTAGTAATAGGATATAGGGCATACGGAGATGATAAAGTATGTTTAACAGAAAACATATACTTTGAAGCAAGAAGTCAGGGTCAAGCAGGTTGGTTAGCAGTAGCTCAAGTTACACTAAATCGTGTTCAAGACAAAAGATTTCCAAATACAATATGTGGCGTTGTTAAACAAGGTTTGACATATGCAAGTGGTGACCCTATTAGAAACAAGTGTCAGTTCAGTTGGTTTTGTGATGGTAAATCAGATAAACCTAAAAACAAAAAAGTTTATGATGAAATATCTGAATTAGTGGATTACATTCATGACCACGATTTACTAGACATTACTGATGGTGCAACCCACTATCATGCCGACTACGTTAGACCATCATGGGCAAAAACTAAAACTAAAACAACTGAGATTGAAGACCATATATTTTATCGTTGGGAGAGGTAATGTTTGAACATGTAATCA